CCGCGTTGAACCAGGATACGACCAAGTCTGAAACAGTCCAGGTATTATCATCACCATTTAGGGCGGCTTCTACATTCGCCATCATAGCCCCATAATTCATCATCTCAGGTTTATTATTCTCCATACACAAGACTAGCCAAGCATAACTGAACAACCGAAACAAAATAATTGTATTGTCAACAATAGTGTTGGCAGAACCACTGGGATTACCAGTGTGCTTTTGTAGCACATCACCACCAGAGCAAACTATCAATGAATCCACCATCTGAATATATAGTTGCTCCAGACGCCTATAATTATCCGGCGTTTGTTGACTAGGTGACAAAAATTGCCATCGGATATCAATCATACCATACATAGCCTCGCGAAACAGAGAATTGTCATAGGCGGTCTCATCAAGTTCAAAAGCATTCGGGAACCTACTCAAACGAGTAAACAATTTATCCCAACCACGCCTAAACTTCGAGCCACCAACAAATGACCAGGTCAGGTTATTAGTATCATAAAATTTTGAATTCATGTCAAAACACATTTGCATCAAACAAAGACAATGTTCCAACGGACCCCCGGTGAAAGTACGCAACTTATTAGCAAGTAACTTTTCCGAGGCACGCAACTCATCCTTGACATTCTCTGACCACAAGCACCAAGCAAGCTCTTTTCCAGCAAGGCGCTTCCAATACTCACCAATATATAATCGCACACGATCATCCTGCAAACAATCGCCTTTTGTTCGACACATATTAGTCCAGGGATAACCAGGTGAAGTTTGTTTCTCCACTTCAACAACAGCCTCATCAAACGTTAAAATTTGAGAATTACACATATAAGGCATAAAGTGTCTCACGGTCCAATCACCGGCAATATCCCATACATCATAACAAATAACAGGTTGGATATGATCATATTTCATAATACTCATATAGCCCGCCTCATGATTACACATTGTGCGAGCATACTTAGTCCATTTCATAAAAGGATCAACATGAAAACGCTCATTACAAAATTGTTCAAAATAGGCATTTTTGCCATTATAAACTGAATAATTTACACAACGGCGAGACAAACAAACCCAATCAACAAAACAAAAAGAATTTTTAAAAATTTTTGAAAAATATGATGAAGGTTTCCCACTGTTCACCAATATGTTAGAACAATCAATGGGAAATAGCTTAATGATTTCAATCATTTTGGCTAAGCTAACTTGGGTTTCACTGACGGACAGTGGGC